TTACAGATTCATTAAAAATTCTAAAAGTTGCAGTTGCTGACGTATCAGTAACTTGAACATTTAAATTAACAGCACCACTAGAACCATTGTTTATTTGAATTTGTTTTATCAATACAGTTGCATCTGAAGGTGCAGTAAAAACACTTATTGTGCCTGTAGAGTTTAAATTGATTCCTTGATTTTTGTATCTAATTGTCATGATATAAACCAGGTGAATGTATCTGTTTCATTTTTTAATTCTTGTTGATAAGAAGTATTTAACTTATCTTGCATCGTTCGTAAAGACTGATTTACCTGTCTTTGGTTTTCTTCAGTATACTTAGGTGTTGGTTCTGGAATTACTATATCTACTCTAGCCATTTAATATCCTGAATGTAATCCACCAATACCACCACTGTATGGATTTGAAACCCCTGGTGATTTTGGTGTAGAAGTTTTTGTAGGTATACTTCCACCACCCATTGCATCATCTCTAGCACTACCTTTATTTGCTAATTGATTTGAAAGAACCTTAGCTTCTAACATGTTCTCTGATCTAGCATATTCTTTTTGTGCACGTTTATTTGCTAAATAATCAGAAATACCTAAAGATCTTCCTGTTAGTGCGGATACTGCTGCTAAGGGTGCAAAAATATTTGATGTTATTCCAAGAAGTCCTGCTAGGCCTTGAGCTTGTGCTGCATTCAAGCCAATTTTTCCTGCAGCATATTCTAAAGCTTTATTTTTAATTACGTTACCTGCAACTGTTTTAAGATCAGGTAATGGTAATTTTTTCTCTTCAATCAACGGAGCAATACCAACAGGCTCTAGTGGTTGGTTCGCCATTTGATATTGTTGATCACCTGGTACAAATAAATCTGGTTCCATTATCCCCTCAATCCATCTGGTTGTACATCTGCTCTAAAAGTTCCAAAACGCCAATTCTGTTCTGTGCCTGTGTTAGCAATTTTTAAACTAGCAAATCTAGCCCTAGCTCTAGTATCTACCTTTTGTGTTGATCCGGTGACCGTGAATGGTCCAAGTGGAGACGATGCTTCCGTGTCACTAGGAAAATCTCTAAGTAAAATGGTAACTTGTGCATTACCTTGTATTGTTTTAAAATCTGGTACGAATCTTCTCATACTCATAAACACTTGTGCGTTACCTTCAATATTCAAACTAAAATCCCCTGATTCTATAAAAGCAGGAATAGCTGTTTTATTACCTGCAGTGTCTACTTGGTCAACACCAGTTTCATGTGCATAGTATGTAGTAGATCCATTAATATTGGTCACACCTTGTACATCAGGAAAAGTTGGAGTGGCAGTTGAATTAAATTCAGTTGCATATGGGACAGCATATAAATTAGCATCTACCCAAGTAGTTCTCGCTAAAGATCCAGTTACCCAAGTGTTATCTTGATAATTAAAACATACGTATCTATCGTTAAAATCAGATCCAGCTTTAGGATAGTACCAACAAATTTCTTCATATAAATGATTTAATCCTGCATAAACAGATTCACCATTTTGATAATTTACACCTAGGTTATCACCATTTTTTGTTGTGAATACAAAGTCTTCAACTTCACAAGGTAGTGATTTAACAGTACCATCGAAAACAAAAAATCCACCAGACTCACCCATCCAATAAACTGCACCATTAACATACTTCATAGCATGTTGGCCTATGCAACCACAATTTGATCCGACTTGTCTAATGGAGAAAGTAAATGGAGGACCTACGAATTGCATAACATAAGCAGCATTATCAGTTAAAATAAAAGTATAATCTTTACCTTTTATTGCTCCAACAATTTTAGTTCCTGAATCTAATCTAAATGTTCCGGCTGTATTAACTGAGGTAGGTGTATAATCGCTTATATTTTCTTGATCAGAAAATCTAATAAACAATTTATCTTGCGTTTCAGGAGACCCTATCGTTGTTTCAGTTCCCAACATAATTAAATGCCTATCTCTGTCTGATACTAAAGACATGACTGAAGCAGTGGGAGCGTTAGATATTACTGTTGCTCTTGTGTTCAAAGCATTTGCGTTTGAGTTAATAGGATTCCATTCAAAAGATAGTCCGTTCTTAATAGTTGCAATTAATTTTTCACCAAAATTATCTAGTGACCACGAAGCAGGATCTGTTGTTAAAGTTGAAGATAATGATTCAATGCCCCATCCTGTAAAAACTTCAACACCTGCGCCACTCGAGTGAGCAGATCGTGTTCCCGCTGCAGCTCTAGTAATCCCTGTAAGATCATTTGATGAAATACCTGTGTATGAAATAAATTCTGCACCTACCTTTATTGTGCCTGTTGAGGGAAAACCAGTTGTGGAAGCAAGTGTGATAGAAGTACCTACCCCTCCAGTACCTGCTGTGTCATCTAATAGTGCTCCATTTAATGTGCTAAACACTTGTTGGCCACCGCCCCATAATCCTGTGCCCCAACCAAATCCGTATGTAAAACCCAAAGCTCCAGGTTTTATGTATGGTGTAACTGTAGCTGATCCAGATCCGTTGACCGTTGTCCCTGCTGCGCTAGCCATGGTGATTGTAAAACTGTCACTGTCAGGAACAGTAACAACTTGAAATGGTTTTGTTGTAAAATCTGATGCAACATATCCCGCTCCTGTTGGAGGTGTTACAGAACTAAATAAAAAAATATCTCCTGGTTCTAAAGCATGCGCTGCCTTGTTAACAGTGACTGTGGCTGATGTGTTTACAGTGTCAAAGGTACAACTAGTCAAAGCTGTGCCTAGAGGTGTAATGTCAAAAAAAGCACCTTCATAATAAACTACTAATAACTTATTAGTACCTATTGCTGCATATTTTCTGCCATCCAAATCTGCCCATATAAATTGTTCTTTAGCTGATCCTATTAAAGTAGATTCAAGTATTTGTTCCCACCCACCTATTTTTTCAGGTAGTCCATATCTAAATCTAACAAAATCTCCATCAGTCCATCGACCTTCGGCACCAGTCTGTGTAACTTGTTTGTTGAATCCAGGGGCTAAATCTACTTTTGTTAATGGCATACAGAATTATAACATAATGTATCTATATTTTGTAGACTACGTTTAAAACCATCCTATAATCCATATTTGTTGAAGTTGCTTCGAAATGAGAAGTATTTGTAGGAAAAATTAATAATCTATTTTGTACAGATTCAACCTTATCACCACCTACAATTTTCGTGTATCCATTGTTATTATTTAAATATAACTTAGCTGTTTCACTAGGTTCATTTAAATCTATTTTAAATACATCTTCTATCGGCTTACTCTCAAATGTTTCTTTTGTTTTGTGTGTAAGAACAATATTAGCACTTATCACATTTTTGTCAGGTATATCTTTTCCATAAACTTCAAGCTTTCTTAAAAGAGGAGACAAAATTGGTGTAATCCAAAAACTAGTTTTGATATCTTCTTCATTTTTTTTAACAAGATTATGTATAAATTTTTTCTCCCCACTTTCTGGAAAATACCATGGAAAGTGAGAGCTTGTTATAATTTGGCGTATTGAGTGAAACTCATTGTTATTTAGAAAATTATTTATTACTTGGAGCATCTTTACTTAAATCTAATTCTTCTTCATTACCTGTATTTAAGGTCTTTTGTAAGTCAGTGCTAAAGTTTGCGTTCCAATCAATAACTATTTTCATAAGACAATTACCAAAACTTTTTAAAGCTTCTGGGGTAAAATATATTTTTTTATTTTTGTTCAAAGTTTTTATTTCTTCATCACTGAATATCATTTCACA